CTAATTCACTTAATTGTTCTGCTTTAAGTTTTTCTTCTTTTTCTGCCATTATTTCAGTCAAATCTCTTTTAGGTTTTGCATTTATAGTTTTAGTTTTAGTAGTAGTTTTTATTTCCTTTTCATCTATATTATCATTTTTAATATTTTTTGTTGTCATATTATTTCTCTCCTTTTAATTTGTTTAATTTATAATGAGAAGAGATTAACCCTTCTCATTGTGTGATATTATTGAAGTTTGTAAATACCAAAGTATCCAGAAATTAAGCAAACAACTCCTAATCTTTGTGTGAATAAGAATTCAATTTGTCTATCATTTCTATCACCAATATCTTGTGAATCACTTACTATAGGTGTTCCTTCATAAACTACATTGATTATTTCCATACCAGCAGGTAAGATAAACAATTCATTTCCAAATGTAAGATTATCTGTACCTGGGTCTAATAATGTAGGTACTTCTACCATTGGAGTTCCTTTGTAGTTTTGGAAGTATCCCATTGAAGCATAATCTTCTCTTTGTTTCTCTGATGTATGTACAACAGTTGTTATAGAAGTTGTACCAGTAGAAAGCTTTCCTAGAGTTTCTTTAGTACCATATAAAGCACATTTTAAACCAGTTTTTGCTTCAACTCTAGCAATCATTCTATCTAAAGTTGTTTCATTCATTACACCTGTAACATTATAGTTAGCATTTGTAGCTGAATAAGAACCTAGTAATGCGTTATAAATTTTTCTAGCAGTATCATTAGCAATTGAACGTCTAACTCTATCTATAAGAGTAGCCCAATTGATTCTACCAGCAATAAATCTATCAAAATCATCATATAACTTAACAGCTATATTTCCACATTCAACTGTAATTTGTTTATTGAATATTCTTTGTCTTCTAATATCTGAGTTACCACTTGCAACAGTTGCTACTCTAAATAAGTTTTGGTCTTCAACAGTTATAATCTTTTTATCACCATATGGAATTGTTTCTGTTTTAACAACACCCTTAAACATTTCTCCCATGATTTCTTGAGCTGGTAAAGTTAAAACTTCTGAAATTATTTGATAAAAATCCCATTTGTTTTTATTGAAATTATAGAAATTCCATTCTCCACCGATTGAACCAATCAAAGCAGTCTTTAAAGCATCCTCCCCTGAAACATTATTGTATATAACTGGTGCACCTAAATAAACGTCTTTTGATAATTTCATTAATTGTGTAATTGTATTAGCCATTTTTAATTTCCTCGCTTTCATATTTTAATTTATTTTTTAGTTTTGTTTAATAATTTGTTTAGTTAAAACTAAACTACTTTTAATACTAATGCGTCTTGACCATAAAGAGTTTCTACAGCTCTAACTTCAAAGCATAAACTTCCTGATGCAGTAGCATTGATTTTTCCTAAGTATGAACCTACTACTGGAATTACAAATTTTCCTACCATATCAGCAGAAACATTTGTAGCACTTGTGATACCATCAATAGTAGCTGTTATTGTAGAATCTTTTGGTAAATGATAACCTCTTATAATGTCTCCTGTTTTAAAAGTCATTGTAGTTTCATCTTCTGTTCCTGTTCTATTCATGAATTCTTCTACTAACATAACTATTGAACTAGTTACATCGGCAATTTTCACTCCATTTACAGTATTGTAAGCAGTTCCTGTTGTTCCTACTGATATTAAAGCACCGTTTGGTACTCCTGCTTCTGGTATTACTACACTTTCTAAATATGCGTTTTTTGATACTTTGTCTAATTGAATTAACATAATTAATTTCCTCGCTTTCATATTTTAATTTATTTTTTAGTTTTAATATAAAAAGCCCAAATATAAATATTTAGACTTAGTTTTTAATTTAATTTATTAATTAGGTGAAAATAAATTCTCGCATCCTTCATAAGGACATTTATCTTGTTCTTGTAATGACACGGTATAATTAGTAGCTACTTCTACTTTTTCTTTAGATACTTCACCTGTGATTTTACTAAAGTTCATTTTTCCTAACTCAGCAAATAACTTGTCTTCTAATTGTTCTTTTGAAATTTCCTTAGAATAAGCCTTTTGTTTGTATTTTTCTAAGTCTAGTTCATTTATCTTAGAGAATCTAGCAATTACTCCATCTATCTCTGTTTTTCTTTCATTATCTTTTATATCTAATTGGAACTTCAATAATTCTGCATTCGCAATACTATATTCTTGTATTTTAATTTGTGCTTCTTCTAAATCTTTTTGTAATTTAGAATATGTAACACTTTCAATAGCATCTTTAGTTGCTTGGTCTACAAATACATTAAATATTTCTTCTCTTTCACCTGTAAAAGCAATAGATGTATCATTTTTAACATAAGATTGTTTATAGAATTGACCACTACAATAATCTGCATATACAAAATAACTATCCTTTGTTTCTATAATTCCATAACAAGTATTTTCAATATTTTCCATATCGTATAATTTGTCATAGATTTGACTTCTAATATCTTCAAATGATAAAGAGAAGGTTAATGTATATTGTTTCTTACCATCTTCCTTAGACATATTTTTCGTGTCTTCTTTATCACCACAAGACATTTCTTCTTTAGATTTATCTTTAGCATAATCCTCATTTTCAGTATCTTCATCAACCCCATTATCTATAGCGTCCTCTATTTCATCTAATACCTCAACGACATCTTCTATTGCTTGTACAACTTCTGAATCATCATCTTGATTGGTTACATCAAATTCTTTAGCTTTAGAGTCAGATGCTATTTTAGAATTGTCTTTAGATACTTCTTTTGCAAAGTTTTCAGCAACTTGTGCTTCTACTTCAACGTTAGATTGTTCAATTGTTTCTTTTTTAGCCATTATTTCTATATCCTCCTTTTTGCTGAAATATTTAGTAAATTCATTTAATTTATTTTCTATTTCTTCTGCTACTGATTTTGTATTTGTTGAAAAATTCATAGTTATATTTGAGTCGATTATTGCTGGTTGTATTCCTTTTCCAAGAATGCAACTACCTGCAAATCGAAATTTATCAAATACAAAACCATCACTTTCAAAATGTCCTTCATAATTTTCATCAAGTTCCATGGATTGAGATTTATTTTCAGATTCTTTATTAAATATATCTAATACATAATCAAATTTATTAAAAAGCAATCCTTTTACAAAAAGATATGTACGAACTATACCATCGGAGCATAATTCTTCTTTAAAATAAGCTTCATTAGCGAACGATTCTGGAATTACTCCATAACAATTACCTAAGTATCTCATTACCTTTTTCCCATTTTGGTCAACTAAACCTATTCTATGGTCTGAAAAATCTTCTTCATCTTCTTTGTTATCTTCTATAAATCCAAGAATAGGAATATTGGCTAGAGATGGAATTGCTTCTTGTACAACTTCTTGTTTAAATATACTTCCATTATAATTTTTACCAATACTTAATATCTTAATTAAAACTTCTGTAAATCTAGTGTCGGCAGAAATATCATTATATTCTTTTATTTTATTAAAAGTAACTTGTAAATTTTTTAATTGTTTATCATTTATTTTTGACATTATATTTCACCTCCTTTCATTAATTACCACTATCATTATTTACTTGTTGCGTTATTTCAGATGTAGTTTGTCCATTTTGTTCCATTTCATTTGCATTTGGACGACCACCTTTATTGGTTTTATCACTCATTGTGTGACTTGATTCTGCCGGTATGAACAATTTATCTATACCTAATATGGATTCACTTTGTAATAAATTAATACCTTCCATAGGTGTAAATCCTGAATTAGCTAAATATAATAATCTACTTCCACCATAAGCCATATCACTTAAACTTGAAGATTTTTTTTCATCTCTATCATAATAAGTGTTATCAAGAATAATACATTTCATTCTTATTTTGGTATTCAACAATCTCAATTCTTCATCTACATAATAGTTAAAACTTTTCAATAACATATTTATAACATATGTTATGTTATTAATTAAAGATTTTTTAAGAGCTTCAGCTCCACCTTTTTCTGAATTAAATAACATCTCTGACATTCCTGTCTCTGAATAAACTTGATATATACTATTTTTAACCATATTTTCTGTTCTTGCCGATGTAGTATCAAGATTTAATATACTTGCTTCAAAAGGATTAGTAATAGTAAAAATACCTTCATCAAGATTCTTTTGTATTAAATTTTTCTTGATTGCTTCATTGTAAGTTTTAGCAACTTTAGGGTCTACCATTGTATCTTTATCTTTAGTTTCTATTTTGTTATGTATCATTTTTGTACTGTTAACTCTATCTATCTTTTCTTTTAATTCTTTCTTTTCTTCTAATGCAATTAAATCCTTAAATAGAAAAGCAAATGGAGGTGTACCATGTTTACCTTCTTTTACAACTGAAAAACATATTCCATTTTTTACAGGATAATATCTTTTCATTATAAATATAGGATTTGTTTCAGAGCCACCATCATTAAATATTGCAATTGCTTTTTGAATTTCAATAGGATATGTAGTAATATCTAGCATAGTATTTAATTTTAAACAATCAATTACAAATCTCCATACTCCATTTTCATTTTTATAAGGCAAACAATATTCATTATCTATTTTTTGATATATTATTCCTGTAGTATCTTCTATTTTATAGTAATAACATTCCCCATCTATTAATAAATCTTCAGCGAATATAGGTAAGTTTGCTTTTAAATTCATTTTTTCTAGATATATACTTGCGGTATCATAGCATTCTTTTAACTTCTTTTTATATTTTATTAAAGCACTATTTTCTGCATAAGGTATTAACATATGGTCATAAGTCAACATATTTGCTAATGTTTTAATTGTCCTATAGTAAATACCTTCTGTTGCCATAAATAATCTTGAATAGTTTTGAAGTTGTTTAAAATTAACATAGGGAGACCTCAATAAACGTGCTATTTCATGTTTATCTAATCTTCCATATGTTACACCTCTTTGTGCTATGTTAGGGTCAAACCTTGTACCTATAAATGATTCTTGTGCAAAATCCATCCATTGTCTTTGATTTTCTTCTGCTAATTGTTGCTTATTTTGTTGGTAAGCAGTTGGTTGTTTTGGTTTTGTTGTTGGCATTATTGGTTGTCACCTCCTTTATTATTATTTTAATATGTTTTATTCTTTTAAAAGAAGCAATAGTCTAACATTGAAGAATCCTTATCTTTTTTTGTTTTATTTTCATAAGTCATTATATAATACATCATATAACTACATGCACTATATCTATCTTTGTCTAAAGATTTTGAATTTCTTTCTACTGTTAGTTTTCCTCCATTCATTGTTTTTAATTGCAAATTAGCTACTTCTTCTATAAAAAACTCTGTTTGAATTGAACCCAACAGTCCATTACTCATAAAATCAGTATCTGAAGAATAATCTAATTTACTTTGGTCTACTTTATCTAATAATTGCAATGTTTTACCTTCTACCATATTAATGAAATTAACTATAATATCACTATTTATACCCTGTGCATTTACAACGAATAAACATTTTTCAGTTTCAGCTTCGTCGCTTTCATGTTCTGTATTTATAGTATCATATGCAATTAATTCGTCTCCTGTTATTGGGTCTATATGTAATTTTAATAATTCATCAACTAGTCCAACCCCTAAACCATTCCCATCTAAAATTACTTTTTTTGCCTTAAATGTATTTCTTAGTTTTTTAATTATTATTGCTTGTCCTGTAAAATTCATTCCATTAGGTAAGTTTATTAAGTTTACTAATTGTATATGTTTTACCCTATCATTTTTATCTCTTTTGACTTTTCCTATAGATATGGATGTTTGATTGTTTGAGGTTTTTGTTGAACGTGCTACATCTACTCCAATGTAATACTCAGACTTTCCATCACTTTTGAGTTCAGATTTTGGCAAAACTCTTAGTTCTATTAATTTATCTATATCCACTAAACAATTATCTGTTGACCCAACCCAACGACTTTCGTAATTAGTTGCAAAGAAAATAGGAGATAGCTTTTCTTTTTTTGATAATATTTGTGATTTTGTTTCACCCCTGCCATATTCACATGCTAATTGCCAATCAGCACCTAAAACCATAATCCCTTTTAGTTCCGCCATTTCATCAAACATTTGTAAACTTCTTTCATACTCTGTATTTTTGAAATATGCAGTTGTTAAAAAATGAATTTGTCCACTTAATTCATCTGGATTAATTAACGATTCTTTTCCAATTGTTCTTCTAGGAACATTTGGTATAGGTTCTAAGGCATCTTGGAATACTAAATCATTGATTAACGAACTTTCTTCCATATTTAATCTGTGCCTTCTAAGCCCTTTACTTGCTTGATTGTTGGCTAAATTATCTATTTTTGAACCACTCGTAAATATTATTTCAGCAGAATCCTTTGAAAAATTTTCCTTAACTATATCACAAGCTATTAATGGATAATACTTCTTAATTTCTAAGTGTTTCTCTTTTATTAATCTTGCACTAGCTTCTCTAGTTTGTGCAGACATACTCAAATTACTATCTGGGAATAATATAGCTACAACATATAGTCCTAACATTTCAACAAATGTTTTTCCATATCCCCGAGGAAAAACACCATATACCCTAAGAAATCTTCCTAGACTTCTTAGAAAAACTCTTTGGTCTAAATCTAGTCTAATACTATTTGATTCAGGAGTTATTAAATCTAGAAATAAATCCATATTCCATCTAGCCCAAGATATGAAATCAACCCATTTATCTAAATTTTGAGTAAACTTATCATCTTCTCGTTTAGTTTTATTATATACAGGTGAATTAAAATTAGGATTACTTATATCACTTCTATCATTAGTATGCATGTCATTTACTCTAAAATTGTTCATATTTGTTCGTCCTCAAATTCAAATTCTCTATTATCTTCTTTTTTATATTCGTCTCTACGTTCTTCATAAAATGCCCAGATATCTTTATATTCAACATCTGGTAGATTCTTTAATCTTCTTATATAATTTATATAACACCATAGAGTAAAATCCACTTTATCTTGAGGTTTTTCAATGAATTTAGGTAATATTGAAATCATATCTACGGCTTGTTCAACTGCTCTTGAAAGTTCCCCAAAACCATTTAAACCACCACTTAAATCAGCCTTACTTAGTTGCGATGGGTTTATTTTTGCACGCTCAGACGCTTTATCTGCAAGTTGTCCCCATTTTTGAGCTTCACTTACATCTCCTTTTGCAGTTGCTAATTCTTCTTTAACTCTATATCTAATATAAGTAAGCAATGCTTCTGTATGCATGGCAGTTTTTTGAGGATAATTTTCTTTCAATAAATCATATTTTCTTTCAAATGAATATAATTCTTCATCATTATAGCCAAAACCCCATTTATCTATGAGTCTTCTTCTTTCACTATCATTCAATAAAGCTTCTTCCATTATTATTCCGTTATGTATATTTGTATTAGAATTAGGTGTAAATAAACTATCTTTATATTTTAATTCTCTATTTTGTGTCATCCCTAAATCTTTAAAATAAAATCCAATTGCAGATTCTATTTTGGGATATTTTTCTAAGTTATCTGATAATGTTTGATATAAAAATGGTCTATCTACCTTTGATAGCATGCTTTTGAATTTATCAATATTTAAAGTTCTATTATCATTTAAACTCATATTTATACAACATTGCTTACAATAGGGTAAAGTTCCAGATTTAGTTGTGCCATAGCTTTTATAGAATTCACTAGGTTTTTTATCATGGTCACAACCTGTACAATATATAAGTTCTCTACTTGTCATATCAGTATTACCTTTTGGTTTATTTGCCATGATAATACACCTCCTTTTAATTTTGCATAATAAAAAAGCCACTAAATTTAATTAGCGACTTCTAAATCTTTTTGTTTATATAATCTTTATAGTACATCCATTTTAAAAGTATTCCGTCCTCTAATTTCCCACACGTTCCTCTTATCCCTTTACAACATTTTGTAATACAACTTCCATCGCAATTATAAAATATCGCACCATCTCGCACAGTATCAAATTCTTTTCCAGTTGTAATACATATTACTTTTTTAGCATAAGGATTATCTTTTCCTACCCTACCTTCACTTATTTTTTTCTTAGTTTCTTGTGATATTATCTTTCCCTTTTGAGAATCACTCATTTTCTTTTTTGTTTCTTCTGAATAATGAGTCCCAAACAAAGGGTTTAAAGTTTTATTTAATCCCTTATTCCAAGATTCATACCCTTTTTTACTCCAATGATTTTCTTTCATTCTTAATCTAGTTTCTTCTGAATGAATCTTTCCGTAATTAGGATTTCCTTCTCCTTTATTATTTATACTCATTCTTATTTTAGTCTCAATACTAGGACTCCCAGTTCCTCCACCTTCATTCATATTATATCCATTATTAATCGAATCATGGATACTAATCCAACATTTTTCTTTAATATCTAATTCTTCTTGCGAAAATGCCATGTCTAGTATTTTAGTAGTAATAAAGTTGGCATATCCTTGTTTAGTCATAGCACTAAGTAAGTGTCTATTATAATAATACCCTTGTTCTTTATGACTTTTATAATAATTATAAACTCTTTCTGAATCTATGCCACCATAATCATAACGCTTATTAAATTCCTGTATTGTTTGTCCAATATAAATTTTATTATTTAATATATTTTCAATTTTATATATAATTCCATATACTTCTAAATTCCCTATTAACATATATAATTCCTCCTAAAGAATTTAATTTATTTAAAATGAGAAACGTAGCTAGGATACTACGCTTTTGACCCGTCACTGAATACTCGTCACAACCTAAAGGTTGGACGGTTCTTAATTACTAATAAATTTCTTTTATACTCTCATTTATAACAATAGTATCTTTTATAAATTACAACATATAAACACTAATTATATTCATTAAGACTTTTACTAACAAAGCAACCATTGTCACTATTAGCGTTAGCATATGGCTCGATTCTAAACCATTTTATTATTTTTATATTCCCATGCTTGATATTATCTTACTATCACTATTTTGTATTCTAATTATTTCTTTATCATGTAATAATTTAAAATTGTCAAAGGTTTCAAAACATTTATCTCTATCAATCTCTTTTAAATTATCTTTAACATTCATTATTAAAAAACTACTATATAAATCTCTTTGTATTTTATAATTTTCAAATTTATTCCATCTTTCACTCAAAGATTTTTTATTACATTCTCCTGTAAAGTGGTTATATTGACTCGCCTTAATTTTATAAGTATCAATTTTATATAATTTTTCATTATTCCATTTTAACTTATTGTTTAACATAGTCAAAAACATGCTCGGTGCTTTATTTGCCAAAGACTTACCGAATCTTTTTTTCTTATTGAATTTACCATCTTTATTTTTAGTAGTCTTTTTACTTCTACTTTGTAACCCCTTATAATTCATAGTTTCAACATAGAATTTATCCCCTAGCATTAATAATTCACCTATCATTTTATAATGTTCTTGTTTTCTTATTTCAACTTGTTTTCTATATAGTTCTTTTCTTTCCGATTTAAGCTTTATATAATTATTACTAAATGTCCACTTATCTTTATTTCCTATTTTAATAGTTCCATTCTCATTAAATTTATTAGGATTCATAGCACGTTTACTTCTATCCATTTTTCTTTGTAATAACTTTATTTCTCTATCAATATTATTAATACTAGGTGCTAATTCTAATAATTTAACATCATATTTACTTGATATTGCAATTGTTCTAGTTCCTATGTCAATTCCGACAGAACCTAAACCAATTTGCCCCTTTAATTCACCATCTTTAGTTACTTTAATAGGTGGAATACCTTCTAATACCAATTGAATATAGAATTTAATTTTACCTTTTATTTCTTTTCTAACTATTCTACAATATTTAACTCTATCTTGAATAGCTTTTTGTGCATATACATCACTGTTCTTAATTATAACTGGCATATTTAATTTATTCCATTGAATTATTCCATCTCTATATTTAATGCCTTGTGCATTAGTTTTCCCTTCAACTGAATTTAATTCATTATATTTAATATAATTGATTTTATCTGCTTGATGAAACATTAACTTTTGGAAAGCATTAAATGACCTACTAGCCATTGCTTGGGCGGTTTTACTATCAATATTATAATAATTATACATAGGAACTACAAAGTGATGAAGTGAATATTCTGTCAAACCATATTTATTATTTAATTCATTAAATATTTTATTTCTATCTTTGTCTTTTGATTTACAATTCTTTCTATATTCTTTAGATTCTCTCATATGATTATATCTTTTAAACAATTCAGTTATACAAGAATTATAAATCTTCCTACATTTTTCAAATCTTTTATTTAATTCTGCTTCTTGATATTTTTCTGTATTTAATTGTAATGTTAATATGTAAGTTGATGTTGACATTATATCACTCCCTTCCTAATTAATATATTACTACTTTAATTTATCATTATCAAGTTTTTCTAATTGATAATTATTTCCCTCCACCACACGCTAAAGCATGGGTGTTAGTTGTTTAACGATAGGTTTGTAATATCTATCTCATAATTATATATTAACATATTTAAATGAAAATATCAACTATTATTTTAATACATTATCTATTTATTTTTAGCAATTTACCACTAAGATAAATTTCATTAAAATAAATAATAAAATAGACTAGGTATATTCCAACCTAGTCACATTAATATAAAATTATTATTTACTAGTTTTTACTTTATCATCAGTTTTAGATTCAACAACTTCTTTAGTTTCACTAACTGTAGTATACTTTCCAGCTTGCAAATCCTTAATTAATTGTTCAATCATATCTTTTACCACTTTAATATCACTGGCTTTAGCATAATCCTTTAGGTCTGCTGAATTTCCACCTGTTCCTAGTCCTTCTAAAACTTCAGTAAGTGTTCTTCCATCTTTTAAATTTATATTATCTGTACCAAATTGTGCCATAATTATTATTCCTCATTTCTTTCTTTAATTAATTATAATGTTTCTATAATTTCACCTTCAAAATTATTTACCTTTAATCTTAGTTTTTCTAATTCAAATTTAATAGCATCTTTAATTACAACTCTAAAACATTCACACATTGCTTGTGCATATAATTCTACTGTATTCAAAATAGAACTTAATTGACTAGTTAGAATAGAATTAATATCAACAGTAAATGTAACTGTCAAAGTTTCGTCTATCATAACTACTTTATTGTTTAGAACAAATTCTACTTGAACTCCTGTATATATAGTTGTATTGGTAGAAATTACACTTCCTATACCATATACTGAATTAATAGCAGATACTAAAATACTTGAATCGGTGGTTAAAACTTTAGTTCCTACTACTTTCCCACCTACTACACTAATATCACTAGCACTATATAATGCTAAAATACTTGTATCTGCTTTAATATCATTTAATATTGCAGTTGAAATTTCGCTAGCAGTCGCTATTCCATTAGTAATATCGGCTATAGTGATAGCTATTACTTTAGTTCCAATTGTCACATTAGCAGTTCCAGCATTTACTGGACTAGCAATAACACTAGTAGGTAAAATTATGGATAATGTATTAGTATAGTTTATAATTCCCTTATCCTCAACAACATCACCTGCCACTATCTTCATATATCTTTTAAATTCTAGGTCTTTGTATTCAATTTTAGGAGAATAGTCTTTGACATAAGTTTTTTCCATCTCGGGAGTTAATAATGGTGTTCCATATTGGTTAAACATAACAATACTTGTTAAAACATTATTATCAATTTTTTTATCGTATGCTAATTTCATTTTATTAAATTCCTCCTTAATCTATAATTTTATATATAAGTATTTTAACTAATATATCTATTTATTTTATTTCCTAATTATTTACTATTTGTACATTCATTTCTGTTATAATTCTTTGTAATGCCATTAAACTATTTATATCCATATACGTTGATGACCCTTTATCTTTTTCTAATAATGAATCTTTAACTGTTAATTTTACGATATTTTCAGAAGTTAATTGAAGAATTAATACCTTTTGTAATTCCATCTTAATAACACCACCACTTGATAATGTTTGCGTTTTATCAGAAGTATATAATTTTATAACATCTCCAACCTCCATGCTTGCTACATTAATAGTTTCTAAACTATTCATCTATAATTCACCACCTTTATAGTATATTTATTTTGAAAAATCTATATTTTTAAATTTATATATATTTTCACTATGATGAAACGTCCCTACAATATAAGAAACATGTTTTGTTTTATCTTTATTATCAAAATCTCTTTCTTTATAAATATATACACAAGTTCTGTTTCCATATCTAATAAAATCTTCACTCTTGATATATTTTGGTATACCATTTATTTTTAACAATTCACATAATTCATCAAATTCTTGTTGTGTCTCGCAATTAATATAAGCTCTATTTTCAATAAGTTCATTTATATTAAATACCCATTTTTTATTAAATTTTGGAATATCGAATTTTTCTATATCAGTTTTATATTTTAAGAGTATTTCTGTTACAAAATCTGATAATGCTTGTTCTGATTTTTCTTTTATTGTTCCATGTATTATTACACTTTCTATATTTTCGTAATTAAATTCACAATAATTATTTGAAGACGGAGTAGGTGTAATATTTAATTTATAATATCCACAAGATTTATCCAATTCAACTTGGAAGAATAATTCTCTGAGTTGTTCTAAATTGTTTAAAACAACATTATTAAATTCATTTATTTTTTCTTGGTTCTCTTCTCTTTTCTTATTAGTAATTCCTTTAAAATCTATAGTATTATTATTTTTCTTTAATGATGAATTGTTAACCATTGTTTCAATAAATTCTTCTTTATATCTCTTAAATCCATTATTAAAATCATCTACTGTTTTTACTCTATTCGTTGTAATATTATCCATTGGAGTAACTATAGTTATTTCTACAGTTTCATCCCCACAATGTTCAACACGTGTTATGGCTAAATTATCAACATCCTTTAATTTACACATTTTCCCAAAAACTTCTCTTTTCCAATATAATTTTACATACCCTAGTTGTGTACTATTCATTATTATCATCCTTTCTTTACTGCCCTTGCAGTCACCCATAATATAATTTTTATATATCTACATTTATAATAGATATAATTAAAACTATAGAAAAAGACTGTATATATTTCACTACAGTCTTAATAAAATATGACTTTTATTCTATTTTAATTTGTTACTTAATTTAATTCGTCTATATCTGCTTTTCCGTAAAAGTAAACTTTTCTGATGGCATCTTTAACTGTACAATGTAAACAAAAATCGTCACTATCTTGATTATTAGCCACATTCTGAATTAAATCTTCTACAAGGACTTCAAAGAAATAATCTAATTCTTCATCTTCCTCATCATCACAATCTTGTTCATTTTCAAATAAACTAACAACGTCACAATCAATATATTGTTTAATTTCTTCCTTACTTATAACCCCATCTTCTACGAATACAATATCAGTTTCGCCTTTTGAAATATATTTTAAATGTTCGTATCCATAAGCAGATTCTAAAACATAAGTATATTTACCTTCACGTTTATATTTAGAAATCATTAAAACATCTTCATTATATAATTTTTCAAAAGCTTTAAAACTAAATTCATCTTCTTCATTAAATTTATATCCTAGTCCTTCTATTTCTGTAACTAAATCTAATGCCATATCATTTGAAAGTATGAATGTTATATTATCAAACTTATCTAATATTGTTAATAATGCTTCAATGCAGTCCTCATATATTTTTTCTGTATCTACTTCATTTTCTCTATAACTCATATTTATTTCTCCTTCTTATTTCATACTTGATTTTGTTCTTGGGATATTTGAGTTTGAATGGTTTGTTCTTTTGTAGTCATAATATTACTTTTACCAGTATTTTCATTAAGTATATTGAAATGCGTCTACATTAGCAACTCCTACAGAAATTAACCCTATAAATTGTCCACAAACATAACTTATGTCTCTTAAACCTTTTTCGAACTCATCTTCATTTAATTTAAAACAATCTAAATCATCTACATTTATTTTAATTTTGGGAGTTATTTCCTCTATTATATCTAAGACTTCATCTTTAGTATAATATTCTTGTTCTTCTGATTCATTTTCTTCAACTTGATTTAATTCTTTATCTTCCATGAATATCACCTATATCCCTCATAATATTTTTTCTACTATTCCAAGTTCTAATGCTAAATTACTATCTATTACATAATCCCAAGATTCTTTATATATAGTATCTAATAATTCATCAGTCATTTTTGTATGGTCTTTAATTACCTTTTTACTTAACTTCCATAATCTTTCAAGTTCATCACTTTCTCTTTTAAACTTTACTGCTTCTCCTAGCATACCACCACTAGGTTGATGACAAAGAAAACTTGAATATTTATAACATAATCTTTTACTACCACATAGTCCAATAAGAAAACTCATTGAAGCACTCATTCCACCTGTAACGGTAATTATTTCATATCCTTCTAATATCATAGATTCTATAACACTACATAAAAAGAAACCTTGATAACAAATTCCTCCTGGACTATTACATATTATAGTAATCGGTTGTCTATCTTTTGCTTCAACATTCTTTAATTCATCTATCTTTTTTATTTTATTTAAACTATAAATTACTTTTGTAACAGAAATTTCATCAACTTCTTCATTAAACCAAATCTTTCTGTTTTTCAAAAAATCATTGGTAATCATCTCATTATATACAGAATCAATTGGCTGATATTGTATTCCCATATGTATCACCTTTTATCCTCATTATTATTTTAATATGTTATTTAGTTTAGCCAAAAATCTTCTTGTCCAGTTTTACCCTTACTTTCTTCAAATGTAAACATACTGGCACCTGCTCTTGCAGATTTATGTAATGTCATTGAAAAATCATCAATTCCACATATAGAAGAAACCCTAATACATTGTGCATCTCCAAATTCTCCAATACCTTCAGTTACTAAAGATTGAGAATGTAGATGCCCACCATAAATTAAATCTATTGGTTTCCTATAAATACGTCTAAACCATTTAATAGAATCAATTAGATTTTTATCTTCTCCATGATATCCAAATATTTTTACACCCAATATATCAGTATATATAAATGGTAAATCATCATTATGTATTGTAATATTTTTATTATTCTCAACTCTTAATTCAATAAATTTCATAATTAGTTTATTTACATTCTCGTTAGCAAAATCGCCCTTCTTTCCAGTTAATAAACGCAATTCGTCATGGTTTCCCCAACATTGGAAATAATCAATATTAACAAATTCACTTAGTCTATTTAACCATGTAGCCATAAATTCACTAAATTCTAATACTGAATCAACAACACCAGTCTGTAAACTTCTCAATTGTGAAACACGTAAAATTCCGTCAATACAATCTGATAAATTAAATATATTTAAATGTTTTAATTGTTTCTCATTGATTTTATCAACCGTTTGGTCAAGTAAATCCCACATTCTTTCTTTAAATATTTCATTATTGTATTCACTAATTATTTCTCCATCAAGTCCTTTAATTAAGCATTCACGTCCGTAGTGCATATCGCTGATGGTTAAAAGTGATTCTTTCTTTAATTTTTCAATTTTTCTTAATAATGGTACTTCAAAAGGTTTCATTTCTATAATAACCTTTTCAACATTTTCCCACCATAATTCATCTCTAGCTTGTTCTCTAAGCATTCTATTATATTCTACGTTAATAGTTTGTTGTTTTTTTCTCTCTTTTGATAATTCCATTTTCTTTAGTTGTAATTCATTTAATATCTTATCTATATCTTCATTTGAATTATTGATTGCCATATTTTCTATTTTGTTTTTATAATATTTTCCAACATTATATCCACCATATTCACTATCATTTGCTTTTCTTAAACTATCTTTATTTCCTTCATAAGATATTAATTCTTTTATATCATCCCACTCTAAATCATCAGGTCTTTCATTCTTCAATATTTCTACAAGCCTTAATTCATATTCTATATTATCTTCGCCTTGTTTTATTGAATATCTTTCATCTCTCATAACTTTCTCCCTTTATTATTATTTTAATTTATTCTTATGTCTATAGTTTAATTAATTCTTCATTTCCACATTTTGAACAATATATTATAATTGTATCTGCATCAACTCTATCGAAGTCATTTTTATTAATGTATTCATCAATATTTAATAAATTTTTGCAACCTGTACACTTTTGAGTTTTTTGTCTTTTTCTTTTCATTCTATTACTTTCTCTTCCATCATCTTTTAATGTCATAATAAATCTTTCCTTTACTATTTAGTTTATCTTTTATTTTTAAATATAATAAAAACTACTAAGCATATTATCTACAACGTTCTTAGTGGCTTTATTTTATATTCATTCATTAATATCTTCACGCCCATATGGATACCACTAGCCTACGTGAATTTATAATGACTTGTACTTCATCATTATAATAATTGGAATCAATTTGAGCATAACCTTAAGGTCATAGGCTTGATTAGGTCTTGTTGGTGGGAATTGATGGAGTTAAACCACCCGAGTATTTAAACAACAGATTTACAGTCTGCCCCGCTATCCCTACGGTATAAATTCCCATATTAAAAGTAAGCTTAACGTACTTACCATGATTGTATTACGACTAATAACCTATTAGTTATATGATACATATATAAGATGTATAGAACTTCATGTATCTCTAGTTCCTAGAAAACTAAGTTTAATCTAATTAAATAATCTAATCAATCTAGAGTGACCAATTAGTTTCGATGGTACAGAGATTAAAACTCCTCCATCTTTTAATGTTATTTTTCTACAATAGACAATATACTAAATAACTTTCCCTATTTTTATCGTTGTTAAGGCACAACTACAGTCACTTTCGTACTGCTGATTTTCTATTTAATTACATATAAATTCTCGCAAGAACTTATAATTTATTTGAATATTTTCTTTCAGACTATTAGTCCTATTCAAGTTGTGGTAAATATTCAACCCTTGTAAAGTTAATTAAACACCTAATCTTGAAACGATATTTAATTTATTACTTAATAGATATACATTGTTATCTATTGTGTTACAGTTTCTCACTTTAGATAAATCATGGTAGGGAATCACCAAAATTCTATTATTCCCATATGGGCTAAATTCTTCTTCTTTTGAGCATCTAACTCAATTCAATATTTGTTGGGATTCTATACCCATTCTTAAATCAGTCGGCGTAAAGCCTTTTAAATAAATCACAAGTCCAAGAAATTACTTTAAAGTAATATGGAACAATATTAAATCTTCATAATCTCACTTGAAGATTGTGCCCTTCAGCTTAAATTCACTGTTATGTTATTGCAATAAACATTAATCCATTGTAAATTAGGCATGAATCAAACCTATCATTCTTATAACTCACTATATTACACGTTGGTTTTATAGTTACTAACCTCAGATATGATTAAGTTTAAAAATGTAACCCGTTTGCCATCCTTTGATTACCCATATTAATTTGGCATATCTGCTTTTCTGCAATCGCCCACCAATTGAGTTGTAACTATCTCCTCTTTCAATCAATCTACTAGTCTGATTGTAGATAGTTCCCATTTTATATATTAACCACCATTCCACAGTCAATATATTATTTGATTTAAAAGCCGATGATTACTATGTAAAAATCAGTTGCTTTTTCTATAACTTGATAGATAAGCTTATAAAATTGTTGTTTTAATGTATTGCTTTATTTCCATTTCTATTAACACTCCTTAATAGAAATAAATATTTTATTAAATTGCATAGGATGGTCGGTGTATCCATCATTTCAGATACTCTTTCGAGTGCGTAGAGAACCATTTTCTACTTCTATACAATTCATTGATTCTGTGGCTGGATTTATGTTATTGCTAACTACCCTATCCACCCATTATTTAGTCAAATATCATAATAATGAGTATCTGCTAATATTATATTTACAAATTATTCTTCTTCTTTAGCTTCCTTTTCAACTTTATCAGAAATTGAAATTTTTATATAAGAGTCTCCAAATTTCTTTAAATACTTGTAAAGGTCAACTTCTCCCTCATCTTCTACTTCTAAAATAAACATACCTTCTTGTAGATTGTCTACGTTTAATGTACCTTCTGCTTTAAATTGGTGGTCAGTTATTATCTTTTCTTGTACTTTTGATTTAGCCATTTTATTTATCTCCTTCTACTTCTATAGTTTTTAATTTATTTTTATTTTCATTTAGAATTTTAACCATCTTATTTGTGATGTTGTTTATTGATTGATAATTAAATCTTTGTAACTGGCGTTTAGTTGAATTTTTCATTTTATTTTCTCTCCTTTAATATGTTAAGTATTTGTTTAATTTGTTATAATGTTATTTGCATATTTTTATAAGATGAAATAACTTTTGTTGTTCTATTAATTTTACTCAATTCAATATCTGATAATCTTTTTAATTCAGCTTTAGCTTCACTTGAACCATGCTGAAGTATAACTTTTTGGCAATTGCATTGTTTTATGTAGTTTAAAATGTCTTTTTGTGATGCATGACTACTAAATGAATAATATCTTTTTACAATACATCTCTTTTTCAATGTATTTCCATCAATATTAACCACATCAATATTATCATCTAATAATTGTCCTCCAACTGTATTAGGTGAACAATATCCACAAAATAATATTCCATTATGTGAATCTTGTAACATTTGTTTTGCAAATAAATTACTAAAACCTCCACTAACCATCCCACTACTAGATAAAACTAAATAACTTTGAGTTTTAGAAGTAATAAAAGCTTCACAACTTTTTCCATCATTTATGAATTTAAAAGCTTTCCAATTCATAACTTCGTCCCAATAAGCCAAATCTTCATCATTTAAAACTTCATACATTTTATCATTTATTTTCTTACCTAAATTTGTTGCAATAACAATTGGTTTAGACATATCCCATCTATCTTTAAATGTATCATATAACCAACACATCATATTACTCAAACGAGATAAGGCAAAACAAGGAATCATACAAGAATAATTATAATTGAGAAAACCCAATATATCTTTTTCTAATTGCTTTCTTTCTTCTATACAAATTCTCTTGTTGAAATTTCTATCTCCTAATCCATAAGTACTTTCTATAAAAAGTATATTTGTATTTGATACTGGAACTGTTGGTTCTGTAAAATATGTAAATGAATAATTATCAGTATTTCCTAAGTCACTTGTTATTGTTATTTTCTTTGTTATATTTGTTTTATGCTTTTTTATAAAAATTTCTAATTGTGTAGAACCAAGTATATGTGAGTTATTTGTAAATCTAAAAGATAAACAATCATCTAAATAATGTATATTGTCTAAATCATATATATTCATCATATTCATTGTATTATCTAAATCTTTCTCAACAAATAATTCTTTTACATTTCCTTTTATTTTCTTTTTGAATTTATCTTTATTTTCTCTCAGATATGCACAATTTTTCATATGAATCTTAATACAATCTTTAAGCATGGGCTTTGATAATATTGCATTTGTTTGTGTAGTTATTATTTTACCTTTAAATCCCATTGAAGATAATGCTGGAAATAATCCAATATGATCACAATGTAAATGAACCATGAAGCAATAATCAGACTCTTTAATTGGTATATTCTCTAACATTTGCTTATTAAGAATATATTCATCAGCCATATCATTGTTTTGTATCATGCCTAATTCAACCAAAATACACTTTCTACCTGTGTCTGATAAATATGAAATACTCATATTACTACCTACTACTTCTTCTGATTGATTCCCATTTAAACTTATTACAATTTCATTTTCTTTATTTTTACCTCCCATGATTTTCCCCATCCACCCACCGATATAAACGGCATATATTTTTATTTTAACTTATTTTTAACTTAGGAGGACAGAATAAACTATATCTAATCAAATCCTCCCAATATTCCTAAACTGTCTTATAATTTAACTTTAATATCTATAAAAGATACTCCATCTTTTTCTTTTTTAGTGAATTTTAAAGCACCTAACTTTATATATTCTCCAACTTCTAATGGTTCTCCATAACTTTCAATCAATCCATTAACATATTCATTAATATCATCTACAACCTTTTCTTCTTCCACTTTTGCAATTCTGACTTGTTCTGCTTTTGATTTAAATTCAGTCCCTTTTGTGAATAACTCTATCTTCTTATCTTTTCTAATTTGTCCCATTTTATAATCTCCTCTTTCTTTCATCTTAATTTTGTTATTATTTTAATATATTTTAAAATCACTTTAACTTTAAATAAAGCGGTGATTTTATTAACTTTTAATTTGTTATCTACCATTTAATAATTTTATAATTCGTATTTGTTGTTCATCTGATATATGATTCCATGCACCACAAATATCATTTAATATATATCCAAAACTATCTTTATTAGGTTCTGCAAATATCTTATATCCAACTATATCTTCTATAGAATTTAATGTTTTATCATCCATAGAAATATCATTAGTAATTTCTTTTTCAATCTTGTAAATCTTGTGTTCTCTAATATCCTCATCTTTTTGTTGCCATGTTGAAACTACTTCTTGAAAATCATCGTCTATTTTCATTTGATAATGTGAATACATATCTGTCCATATATTTTCTTTTCTTATTAATTCTAAAACTCTTTCATAAGCTTGAATTAAATTTTTATATGTATTTTCCTTTTCGTTGTTTCTGGCTTCGGTAATCTTTTCTTCTAAAACTATTTTTTCATTTTCTAGAAATTTATTTATCATATTTATTATCTCCTTGATGTCGGTCATCACCCAATATATTTTAAAACAACATTTAAGTTGAATTAATCATTTTATATTACTCTAATATATTATTAAATTTTAGTCACCCCACACATCTATTATCTTTTCTCTCTAAGACGTAGTTACCTGTTAGTAAACTACGTCAAAGGAGAGAGAAAGGTTAGAAAGTATTTTATAAAGAATAAAAGGGGATAGAGTAAAAATGTTGAGTATTTTATAATAACACTATACTAATAGGAGGTTACACATACTCATTATAAATAAAAATTGAAATTTTATTTAAAGCTAGTGATATAGTCATTTATAAAGGTTTTCTGCTTTCTTCCTTTTTAATTTGTTTACATAAATTTGTTTGTTTTTGTTTAAATTTTTTTGCACAATCTAAACATTTTTTTTGATTATTTGCTTTTTGTTTGAACAAACTTCTACATTCTTCACATGATTTTATTTTATTATCGCCTTTGTAGTAATCAAATATATTACCTAAATTATCAAAATCTTTATTTTTTAATTCATAAAATATCTCTCCATCTTGGCTAATGTCTTTTAAACAATCTAGACATATTAATCCACTATGATTATCTAAAGAACTTACTAAACCTTTTTTAACTAATTCATTAATCATATCATCTACTTTATATGTATAATATTTTCCATCAACTTCATATTTGCCAGTTATATTAGCTAATTTAAATATTTCTTTAAACTTTTTAGAACTTCCACCTATATATAAAGATAGTTTTTTATTTTCCTCAGTTTGTTGTGGCTGAATTTTTGATAGTTCAAATGATATCTTCTTACTAATCAACATAGATAATAATAGTTTTTTATGTTCATATTCAATATCTATTTTATCTATATGTTCTAATTCACTTCTCATAATAGCAATTGAATCCAATACTATTAAATTATTATTCTTTTTTCTACCATCCCTTACTGCACCATCTATAGTTTTATAGTATTTTATTTTATTAAATTTATTTATATACCTTTCACAAAAATCATAAACTTCTGTTTCTGTATCTTTTTTAGTTTTTCCTAATTCTTTTAAATACTTTACTAGTATAACTAATTCATATTTTATAAATCTTGTTTGAAATCCTTCTTCATATATTTTCTTCGCATATTCACGTTCATTATACTTATATTCCATCTATAATGTTACCTCCTCTAATTTAAATTTGTCATTCAGATATTCAATATCACCATTTTTATTAGGAAAAGGAAACATGACCGTTTGTGTGGATTTTGTTTTAATGTTTTCAAATATTATATTCCCGTAGCAATTCCATAAAATATCCTTATTAGCTCCTTTGAAATCCTCATAAAATATTTTTATTAAATAATCTACTAATTCATAAACATTTGAACATACCTTTTCTAATTCATTTTTAAATATAGTATAAATAGTAAGGGTTTCCTGTTCGAAATCAGCATTATATTTATTCTTTGAACCACTATATTTAATACTATTTAATTCTGATAATTGTTTTCTGAAGTCTTGATATATAACTACTACACTATCATATGTATCTTGATTTATTAGGTCATTATATCTCATTAATAAATTATGTGTATCTTCTTCAACTGTATGTATTTTATTCTTTATATCAAAGTCTACACTTTCAATATATTTGCATATATTATTCATTACACTATCAGTATCTACAACTGGCATATAAATATTATAATCTTTAGTGAATTTTAATTCATTTTTGTTTTTATTATCTTTCTCTAATAATTCTTTTAGTGAAATTCCAAACTTATGTCTACAAGCTAAATCATTTTTTTCTATGTATTTTTTATATTTTCTTTTTGTATCTGAATATAAATGTATAAAGAAATATGGATGTCTATCTAACATTATAGATTTTAAAAAGTCTTTTTCTTCACCTGATATTTCTAATTGATTTATATATTTCCTATCTGTCCATATTTTAGGGATACCTTTTACCTCCCTACCTATTTTAGCTTTATCTATCTGGGCTGATTGTAATTTTGTACACATCTTTAATCTATCAAGAGTAACTTTATATTCTCTACTTCTTTTACCTTTAGTTTCTTCTAGATATTTTAATAAGGCAGTTCCAGTTGTACTCTTATTAGTTATAGCACCGATAATTGAACCAAAAGAGAATAAATCAGATTTATATAAGTCCTCATTAGTAATAACAATCTTTTTAGGGGTGGGTGGTTCGTATACTACTGGATTCTCATTTTTATAAACTGAATTAATTATGATTTCGTTTGAGGTACTAGCTAATATATCGAAATCAAAGTCGCTTCCTGCAAAGTTATCTGTCTCATGTCCATGAATATTTAGTATTATTCCACCATAGCAATATTTAAACCATTTTCTTTGTTCTTCTGTATTTTCTACATTCATAACTACATGTTCACTTCTGTATGTTAATGGGGCTCTCATACAATCAATTTTATTAACATTCCTATCATTCCAATATTGAGAATAACAACTTCCTTTACTAATTAACCCATGTACTTCTAGTCCACATATAGATTCCATTAGTCCATAGGGGTCGGATACGATAACTTCATAGTTTCCGTCCAAATTTATAGTACCTAAACATCCTTTATCTATTTTTTTCTTTATCAAATTGTATATTTTTTGCTTTATGTATTTATCATTTAATAATTGATGATTAACTATTAATGATTTTATCCACCAATTTGAACTATTTTCTAAATATTTTTTAATTGATGATTGAGTTATATTTGTACCCATTAAGAACAATAATGTATACCATATATCATCTGAATTAACTCCTTTAATCCATTTTATAAAACTTTCACATAACTCTGGTATTTTGTCTTTAGGTATATCGGTAACTTGTAAGAACTGATAATTCATTCTTAAAACATTACTCAATTCCTTATCAACATATAAAGATACTCCCCATGATAAATCATTTTTTATACAATTTTGTTTGTATTGTTCTAAACTTATAAATGAGTTCCATAACTTAAATTGTCCCTCAGTCAATATTACGTCAATTTCTCTTAAATCTACTTGAATAGGTTGTCCATTATCATCTTTATATATTGTATTTATTATGTAATTACCATTATTTTTCTCTTTACAAAATTCTTCGGTTTCAAATACATTTAACATCCCTTTAATAAAACTTTCTCTCACGCAAAATTGACAAGGTATATAATCTAAGCCTAATTCATTACCCCATATTTCAGCCATTTTAGGAGTTATTAAACCCATACCATCAGACCTATTAAATTCTTTAGTAATAGTTTTTTGTTCAATTTTATCATCTTCATCATTTGGTGTTTCTGTAACCCAATTCACATCAAAGGTATCACTTATAAAATAATCAGGCACTACACAAAATCTAGGAGTAGTTACTACTTGTGTCTTAGATTCATATAAACCCTTATAAGCATTAAATTTAGAAGGTGAAAATTTCTTAGTTTTATCTCTTCCATTATCTAATATTTTATCAACACTTTGTAATATATCACTTGAACAAAAAGTAACTGTACTAGAACGCCCCTTTCCTGCCGAAGTAGATATTCTAAAATAAGTTTTATCATTAATTATCAATCCATTATTATATAAATATTCATAATGCTTATCATGTTCCATTATTATAGTTATATATTCTGGAATATAGCACATATCTATTATCTTTTGTTTTTCTTCTTTTAATTTGTTTTTGTTTTCTTCACTATTTTTTTCTTTCTTTATTTTTTCTATATTTATATAAAATTCTTCAAGTACATTTTTATCTAATATTCTATTTTTAATATCACTATTATCTTTATATATGTCTGTCACTACTTTTCTAATAGTTCTTAGCATTTGATTATCTGACAAGGCTATTATTTCTCCATTAGATAATGCTTCTTGATAATCAATAGTTATATTATAATCAAATTTTTTCAATCTAGAAGATTTAAATTTCATAGTATATAATTGCCTGTTTTTCACTCTGTCACCCACTTATATCAATATTTTGTTTTAATTTATTACATTGCTTGTTTAAATTCTAAATATGTATTAAGTTCTTCCTTGCTATGAAATTGTAATCTTTTCATTTTAGCTTCTTCTCTTTTATGTATTATAATATCTGTTGCTTCTTGTTCGGTTTTAACTGTTTTTCTAAATTTTTCACCTAATAATGTAATGCTAATATTATAACTTCCATTTTTATAGCTATAACCTTTTTCTACTTTCTTAGATAAACCATTTCCAACTGAATCGGTAATAATCAAATTATTCATTCTATCATCTAATTCATCATGGTTTAATCTTGCTACAAACCAATTTTTATATTTTTTATCAATCAAACCAAATAAATATCTATGTAATTTAACTGTTTTTCTGCAACCATTTTCAATTATAAATCCATGAATAGAAATACTTTTATTTGAAACATCTTCAGCTACATGCCATATTCCATTTTCTATTAGTGATTTGCTTTCTAAACTTATTTTAAAAGTTTTATTATTTACATCATAAACATTATAATATGTACCGTCCTCAGATATTTCAAATCTATTATTTGAACATATCTTATCATCTCTAGTTTTATTTAGTTGTCTTTCTATATTAGAAATAACTTCTTTTATTCTTAATTCTAATATATTATCTAACATATAATATAAATTTTCATTGTGTCTGAATCCATAATGTTTTTGAATAATTAATAAATCAATGAGAGCTTCATCTTTGTCTTTATATTTTGTATAGACACTAATGTCATTTATTTTTATATTACCAACCCAACTATTTCTTCTTTTTAACAGTCCTACTATTCCACTATATTTATTACCACTCCCAACCTTCTTTTCTTTTGAATTATCTAATGAATCAGATATAGATAACTTCTCTTTTCTATTATCCCACCTACGTCCACCTAAATGATTAACGAATATATTTGTTTCTGTTACTCCCATAACTATTCTATGTAATTTATCTCCTTTGCGGTTTTGGATGTATCCATAACTAATTGTCCTCCAAGTGTAAGATTTTATATATTCTATAGTTTTATCATCACCATCGAACCAAAATTCATCTCCTCTTTGAGTTATTCCAATCCAATAAGTTCCATCTTCTGATAATTTAAATATATTTTTAGATGGGCACATTTTATTTTCCATATTTATTTCTAATACCATATTATTATCTATCATTCCTTTCTGTTTTTCTATTACTTTAATATATTATTATATTTATTATCATATTTTATCTTTACCAAATTCAAACCTTACTCACATTACTTAACTAAAAACCTATTATCCGACTTTCTACGCTCTCCTACACAATTTTAGGAACAACTTATCACCTTAACTAAACAATCCAAAATACGCCCTTATTTTTAACTTTCTGTAATACAATTCCACTCTTTACTTAAAACGCATTTAAACTCCTTATTTCAATTTAAAAACTTAACATGACAACTTGTTCGTTATTCACTCTAAAACCTCGTAGTGAATTTGTAATCAACTTTCTATTCGAGAATCTGTTCTGACTTGTCCTTATTTATATAACTTGCAAACCTTTCTCTATAGACTTCTTTTTCTTCTTCGGATAATTCCTTATAATATCCAATATCTAGATAATGTTGTTTATTATCCTTGAACCATTTTAATTTCCTTAAATTTTTAATACTACTTGGTTTTATATCTGCACCATTTGTGCTAGCATTAACTTCTTCAGCAACTATATCTAAACTATCTTCACTAAAATAAATTAATACATCACCATCTGAGCTTGCATTTTTAACATCTTTAACTCCCATATCTATTAACTTATTAGTAAATTGTTCTGAATTACCCCTTCTGGGTTTGTAATATGCCAAAATATTTTTTGAATATCTGTATATTTGACCATTCCCACCACACACTATAAACGTATCATTTAGTGCTTCCAAATTGTTCCTATCAAATTCACTTGAAACTCTCCATTTTCCTATGTAACTATTCATTCTTGTCTCTCCTTTATTATTTAGTATTACTTTAATATATTATTAAATCAATTATCTTTCACCATATCCACTCTATATCTTTTTAACTTCCCTTTGTCATATCCACTTAAATATCCATCCGAAACGTCAATCCCGATTAAAAAAGCTTCAGTTGTAGTATCTACTAACCCATAATGCTCGTCCATATCATATGTATCATAAAAACAATTTATATATTCCGCAAATTCTTTGTCAAATTCCTTTTTCTCTTTTGTACAACCATAATTATCTTTCATTGTCTCCTACCTTCATCTTTCTGCTTATTAGTTCCTCATTTAATTTGTTATCACTTATTGTAATCCCTATTGTTTTAATCATATTATATAATTCCTCCCAATTTGTTGCTCTTAGCATATTAATATTACGATTCCAGTCATATAAACCATAAAGTATCTTATAATCAGCATTTACACTTTCTAAAGCTTCCAATTTATCGTCGACAATTAAAGTTACATGACCTACTATGCTTTTATCAAATGTATCAGTAAAAATTAAATCTACATTAGGGAATGTTTCCTGTACCCACTTAGATGTAATGCTACGCCTTATAATGTCATGTTTTGAACAAATTATCACTTTATTATTCTTAGACAACTCATTTATAATATTTATAGCACCATCTAATACCACTAATGTTTCATTATTATAAAATTCTTCATGGTCAAATAACTTAAATAATTCACTTAGTTCTTCTTTTGTCTTAACCATGGGATAGAAATTCCACGAATAATTATCGGTATAGATAATTTGTTTATCATTTAATTTATTATGTAAATTTATTATACAACGACAGGTATCAATTATCGTTGAGTCTAGGTCAATTACCAAAACCATTAATTCACTTCCTTTTATATTTAATATTAATTTAATATATTATCAACTTCTTTATTATCTCATTTATGTAATCTTAACCATTGTTCAGCTTTCTCAAATTTTTCTCTTTCATTCCCTTCAAAGCTATCTTGAAAATTCTTAACTTTAAGACTATCAAATGTATTTTGGTATTTATCTCTTAATGAACTAAACTCTATAACCATATTTTCACCTCCCTTTATGTATTTCTTTCTTACAAGTATTATCTTAACATATTTTAATTTGCTTGTCAACTATTATTCTAATATGTTATATAGTTTATGCCATTCCATACATTTTATAATTATTTCTATGATGTTGTTCTATACCCTCATTTAAATATTCCTGTATTTGTATACATTTATTTTCAATATCCTCAATATCTGATTTAATTATATCAATATTATTACAATCATACTCAGAAGTCGTCATATCATTAATTATTTTTTCAATACTATCTTTATTTTTAATAAGCGATTCTATTTTCTTATTTCTTATTATATTTCCTAAATAAACATCCAATCTCATAAGTTTTCCATCAACTAAAGCTAAACTATCTGTATTAAATTTTTTAAACATGCAATCTAATTTATCTAAATTAATATATACTTCTTCTAGATAATATTCATTTATATAATACGAACCCCATAAATATCCAACTGAACTAGCTATTTTCCCAATATCCTCAAGTATTCCATATGTAGTTCTATTTCTTTTTAAATAAACAATACAATCAATTTTATAATTTTTAAATTCATATTTGTAATATTTATTATAATCTAATGCATATTTTGATACTTTTACTTCATTTTTTACTTTATTAATGTGTGGTACTGGACTATATTTAATAGGTTCTTTATGCTGAAATTTTACTATCTTATTTAATATTAAATTTATATCATCTATTGAAAACCATTCATTTTGATGGTTATATTCTTTTAACTCTTTATGTAAAAATTGTTCTAATTCTATACTATGAGTATATTCAATAAAACATTCAACTTTTAAATTTGGAGGAGTTCCACAAAATTTAAAACTACTCTTTATATCACTCAATCTTCTTGTTAAATCATTAGTTTTTCCTATTTTTAATTTATTATTTTCTAAATTTCTTATTAAATATACTCCTTCGATTTTCAATTTATCTAAGTTATCATAATGTATTTTATATTCTATTTCTTTCATTTTATCATATCCTTTCATATTTGGTCATTTAATCATTTTATGTAGCTAATACATATTATTATCTCTTGTTTACTTAATATTCCTAGCTAAAATACTATTTTGTATGTAAAAATACACTATTAATTTAGGTATACCCTTAAATTTTCGTATGTATAAACACACTACAATGGAGGTGTAATAAGAGAGAATAAATATATAATAAGAGATAATAAGAAATCTCCTGTCCGTCTAAAAGCCGACCAGAATTTATTTTCCTTTTTTCTTATTTAGTTTGTTTTGGTATTTTAATTTGTATTCTTCTATATTGGTATTTAATAATTCTAGTTCTTCTACTTCTTTTACTGTTATAGTTTTATTATTTAATTTCTTAGTTAAAAATCCTTTTCTGCCATATATAGATTTCATGTTAATTCTATTATCATCTAATATTATATATCCTTTGCCCTCATAGTAATTATGTTGTTGCTTTAATCCTTCTTTTAATTCTAGTTCTATAAAGTCTCCTTTGACTATATTTGTTATGATGTATATATTGGCACAATCAGTTATTGTTTTGTTCATATCATTTTCAAGATATTTTTTACCTAAGTTTTTATATTCTATCATTCCTAAATTTTTAAGTTTAGTTATATATTCTACTATGTGACTTTCACTTGTATATGTATATTCTGCTATATTTTTATAACTTGGATATGCAACCTGAGCTTTTCCTCCATCTTTTTGTATATTTCCACCATTAATTTTCTTTCTTTTATTTGATTTACATTTTAAGTATAAATATACTTTTAATAAGTTTATATTCTCTTTATTGCTTGTACTACTTGATATTATTTTATTCAATTCACTTTGTTCTAAGGAAACATATTTATCAATATCAATTAATTTTACAGTGTTAAATGTTATCAAATCATTATGCTTTGATTTATTTATATTATCTTTAGTATTTATATATTTTAATTTGCATAAGTCGTTTAATATGTTTTTAAATTCAGTTTTAGTTCTATCATTATTATAATATCCACATCTGTTTATTAATTTGCTAATGGATATATCACATTCCACTGTATAATTTGTCCTGATATATAACTGATATAGTATTAATATTACTTTACTGTCCTTTATATTTGTTAAAATACTATTATCTTTTACACATTTATTCTTTTCTATGAACTCATCTTCTATAGTTTCATAGAATAATATAGTTGGTATTTTAGCAAATAATTTTTTATTATATTCTTCCAATTCTCTTCCCTTCTTCCCTATTTTAATTCTTAGTCACATACTACCACATATAAAAATATAAGTCAACTATTACTCTAATTTATTATATAGTTTCTAAAATACCACATTTGTAAAAAACATTTCTATCCATCACAATAAAAAAAGAAGTAATATTACACTACTTCTTGCATATAATATTATGTTAGGGTTAAATGCCATTATAAGGCTCAAATTAGCGTTCTAGTTTTAAGACGACAACTTATACCTTTTATGTTCTATCTCGTCTAATTAGGGCTTACTTTTGGGTTTCTTTAAGTAAATTTGATACAAAGCTATTATCAGCTTCAATATCAATAGCTATTTCTTCTTTAGAATCACTTTTATCCCAACCAAGTAATTTTTCTTCTACTAATTTCATATGTTTTTCATCCTTTGATTCAGGTCTACCTTCAAAATTATTAAAGGTGTTTTGTTTACTCTTTTTACTATCATTTTGTAGTCGAATAATACTTTCATTTTTTTTCTCTATATAAAATTTAATCCCTACTGCTTTAGTTCCTAATTTAAGAACTTCATAATCTACATTTAAATCAGTTTTTAAGTTAATTTCATCTATAGACGGAATCAATATTCTACTAGTAATATTATTAAATCTATCATAAGATTTTTGATTCAATTTTAATATTTTTTTAAATTCTTCTAGTGTATAAGCTACTTCATGTTTGAATGAACTACTTTTTGATAGTTGATATATCCTTATAGAATATTTAGAAGTTAAATCTAGAATATTTGCTAGTTTAAAACTAGTAAATAAATCTTCCAGTTGAACTAAATATGGTTCTAATTCCTCGTTAATTTTCATCATTACAGAACCTTCTTTTTTCTTATGTTTTGCATAAGTAACTATATTAAACATTTCCCAATCACCATTAGGTTGTTTTATTTCAATAATTTTCTTCATTAAACTCCTACAAGCTTTTGGTAAATCTCGATATAATGGCTCTACACTTATATTCATTAAATCAGCTATGTCACGTATTCTAAATGTAGTCCTATATGTTTTTATGTCACCTTTTTTAATTGTAGATATCAATATCATTAACAATTTTTGTTCTAATGATGTCATCTCATAACTAGCATGAACAAACATATTATCCTGCACAACTAAATTATTATCTTTTAAATTTAATTCCAATTGTTCATATCCCACACTTAAATCCTCCTAAAGTTACTATCAATTTGTAGTTTAATACTATCAATATGTAGTCTACACACCTACATATCTTTAGTCAACATACTATCAATTTGTAGTCATTATATATCATTCTGTAGTTCATTACTATCAATTTGTAGTTTAAAGGCTTTCTAATCCTTTGATTTTACTACTATAAGGCACTCTCTTAATAGTATTAAATAGAGATTTAAAATAAATAAAACACATACTATCATTTTGTAGTTCACTAATAATTTCACTATCATTTTGTAGTTGATTGTTTTAGTCCACTTATTCGCTTTATACAGACTAAAAGTTTGGAGATGACAACTATTACTCTTTTAGTTCTATCTCAATTCATACGTCCTGTCTGATATCATACAATAGTTTCTAATGCGACAAGATTATTTTTATGTTGAGTTGTTACTTCTTGAAGTGCAAGAATTTGCTAAATAGTGATTTAGACTTTTCAAGTTCAAGTTCCTTTTTAAGAGTTTCTATTTCTTCTTGTTTTTTATCAATCTTATTTCTCATTGCAGTAGTTTCTTTGGAATACAGTCTTTCTAATTCCTTATCCTTATTTTGATTACTCTGTTCTAAGGACTGCATTTTATCTGTCAGTATCTCTATATTATTAAGCATTATATCTTTAGTTTGATTCATAGCATCTAAGGATACTTGTGCTATTTTCATAGCTTCTTCTTTAAAAGAACCAGTAATATCATTAGTTAGTTGAGTCTTAATTTGATTAACTATTTTGTCAGTTTCTTTTTTTATTTCTATAGTTACATTTTTAGCAATTACTTGTGAGTCTATCTTAGTTAAATTTTCTTTAATTATTCCAGTTTCTCTATCTATTAACCCATGAGAATTATTCTTAAAATAATTTACAACTTCATCATAAGGCATTTCATCTTTTATTAAATCTACAGCTAGTTCTAACTTTTCAAAATCATTTTGAGAAATCATATCGGTTTTTTCAAAAAAATTATTATCAGCACTGGCTTTATTTAATTTAAAAATCAAATGGTTTACTTTAGTGGTGCTTATATTAAGTTTTTTAGCTACTTCTTCAATAGTGTAATTTATAATTTCAGACGTTTCTACTTCCTGAAAGTTTGTATCTATAATCTTGTTAGTATTAGTAGTCATAAATTATATTACCTCCAAATAATTTATTATTTATATAATTATAGCATAAAATTAATATAATGCAAATATAATATTAAAGTAATGCTATCTTAATATTATATTAAGGTTTATTTAATACTATAATAACGTTAAAATAATATGAACTAAATATTAGGATAATATAATACAAATATTATTAAAACATTTCATTGACATTCATTAAATATAATGATATATTAATAGTAATTTGCAAGGAGGGATATATGTGAACTTAACTAAAAATGATTATTATATAATGGATACACTATATGATAAAGGATGTTTTTCTAAAATGTGTTCATTTACTTTACAAAAGTTAGCTGATTCAACAAGCTTATCTATATATAAAATAAGAGATTCTATGAGAATGTTTATAAATCTTGATTTAGTTTGCGAGGGTGCTAGGGATGTAAGAGCAAAGACTTATTTTTTATCAGATAAGGGAATAGCCTTAGTGAAAGAAAATAAAGTAGTACCTAAAGAACTTAAAGACAGATTCAGTAAAATGCAAAATGAAAAGGGGGATAATTAGTGATGCTAAAGGACGATTTTTGTGCAGTAGGTATCGGTCAAGGTGGAAGCAAGCTAGCTTATGGATTTTATAAAAATAAATATAGGGGATTTTTTATTAATACTAGTTATGATGATTTATCACAATTAAAAATAGATAATCACGATTTTATATATCAGCCACCAGCTTCCAAAGGTTGTGCAAAGCAAAGAAAAGTGGCACAACAGTATGCAAAAGATTATTATGAAGTAATGATTAAAAAGCTATTAGATGCTCATACAACTTGTAAAGTTTATATCGTACACTATACATTGGGAGGAGGAACAGGAGGAGGACTATCTAATATATTTGTAGCTCTATTAAGAAAGAAGTTAATAGAATTAGGAAGAAAAGATATAATTATAATAGCAGTTGTAGCAAAACCAAAACACTATGAATCATGGCAACTACAAAATAATTCACAAGAAAGTTTAGATGAATTGTATGCTATGGCTGATAAGGGAATTATAAATCAATATTATGTTATAAATAATGATTCTAGAGAAAGTTTAGATGAGATAAACGAAGAACATGTAATTTTATTTGATAGATGGATAGAAGGAGAGACAGCTAATAATCAAAGCAATGCTGACGAATCTGAAAGAATGGATTTATTTAAATATAAAGGTCATGCGATGATGTTTGAATTTGATGGAAATAGTGATGATAAGTTTGAGAAGAATTTAAAGAAAGCTTATGATAATTCAATATATTGCAAACCATTAAAGAATCCTAAAGCTATGGGACTTGCACTTAATGTTGGAATTAAAGAAGAAAAGGCTATTCCAATTATAGAAAATATTATAGGAGTATTTCCTAATGACCATGTAACTCCTACACAAGTAAGTAATATGATTATGATAGCTGGACTCAACGAAAATAAAGCTATAAAAAATAGTATAATAAAAATAGCTAACGCAAAAGCAGAGAAAATTAATCAAGAAGAATCAGTTGAAGAAGAAATTGTAAGTATATCAAATATTAAAAATAAGACTGATATAAAGGAAACTGATATAGATAAAGATATGGAAACTATGAGTATAAAAGATATATGGAGTATGTTTAAATAATAAAATCTCAAGCACTTGCTTTATTTAATTAAATAGTAGGTGCTATTTTTTATGTTGTTTTTTAGTGGAAAACTATTAAAAACTACCAAAAAGAAGGCTAAAATGTATAATTTTTATACAAAATAGCCTTAAAATGATTAAAAATTAACTTATTGTTATTTGTTTGTAATTGCAGATATATTAATCCAATTAGAATCAACTGTTTTATCTATGGTATTAATTAGAGTTTGTACCATGTTAAAATCCTTAACTCTTAATGATTTAGATTTCATTAATGAATATATCACATGAGCATCATTTTTAAAATTTTTATTCTTATATTCAAACTTATCTACATGCAATTCTAGATATTTTCTAATTGCTAATATTCTGTCTCTTGTTAATTCTTTATTCTGAAGTCTATCATGGAATAATTTTTGAGTATAACAGTAGGATATTTCAACTTTAGCAGACCTTATCTTGTGTTTATTAATATCCTCAATAACCATCTCAGCAGTTATCATAGTTTTAGGAATTAAACTTAATCTCCAAAATCCTAAACGTGTGAATAATTTTATTAATAATGGTAATGCTAATATTACAATGATAGTTTTCATATGTAATCCATCCTTTCAATCTCGTAAATTGTTTTTTTGGAATTACATTAATGATTAACTAGAATCAATCAACATAACTATTTTCTCCTTTCTTTGTTTTGCATATTGCTTAGTCTTGTGTTTTGTATAATGGGTTTTCCTAAGTAATATGTATCAAATGTAGGATTTAATATTGTGTTGAGTATTGGATATAGAGTAGGGGAATATATTTTCTCCCTACAATCCAATATAATATAAGTATTGGTATACCTACATTTTAAAAGGTCAGTATAATGAGGAGTATGCAGTAATATTAAGAGAGAAATAAAAAGTAATTAAGGTTATTATAAGTTAAGGCTGTATACACAAGTTCAAAGTGGGACGAGTTGTATCTAATGTCACTAAGGCTAGGACGAGATATTATTACAATAGGAAAGTTTCCATAACATTTATCTTGAAGTTGTCCACTTTTAAATAACTTCTCATATAATTGCATTTTTAGGTTACTTGTATAATGAGTATAATCAACTTCTAGTAAAGTGAAATAAACATTATTATTATATTTAAATGTTATAAATGCGTCTGGTCTTATTAATCCTGTTAGATAACGTGGTTGCAATTTAAAATCTATTATTTCTCCGTTATGTTTCTTTATTTGTTTAAGAAAGTCATATACTAATAAATCATGGTCTCTAAGCTTCTTATCATAGTAATATATTTTTTCTCTTGTGAGTTGACTTATATAACTTTTCAATAATTCCATATCTTCTAATTGTTTTAATCTTCTTCTACAACCTTCATAATTTTTATTAAAGAATAGTTCAGTACATTGTGGTACACTAATTGCTTTATAATCTTCTATCCATTTTAAAACTTCTTTGTCTCTTTCTGTGAGCATCTTTTAAATTCCTCCATACTCATTACTCCTGTTTTAAATTTAGATTTAATATTGCTTTTTGACTTTGTTTCTTTCTTTATGTCCTTTGAATCAATATCTATAATAGTATGTTCTTCTAAAGTTAGCATTTGATTAGTCTCATTATTTATATTTATTATTTCTATGGGACTAGGATTACTTGTATCAGAATTATTGGATTCTGTAGTAGGAGAGTTAGGTATTTTAATTTCAGGTACATACTTATGAAGTAGTGTAAAATCTTCATCTATGAATGGAACTTTTACAAGTGTAATATCCGAATTACCATCTACAATACATTCTCTTTCTTTTAACTTACAAGCATCTGTTGTATTAATTATATTTATAGAATCTATAGCTGATTTTTGTCTAAATGTTATTCTTGTCATTTGAGATTTTAAGTCACTAGGGAGATTCGTTACTGTAGACCTTTGTATAGTAGAAATTAGATGAATACCCACAGAACGACCTGCTTTAGCTATCTTCAATATTAATTCCCAAATAATAGGTTCATCTATAAAGAAACTTAATTCTTCTAAGACATATACAATTCTCTTCATACGTCTTGATTTAAAATGATTATTCCATTGAGTTATATTTCTAATGCCATTGTCCATAAATAGCTTTGACCTATCATCTAATATTTTACAAACTCTATTTAAACTTATCATTACTTCTTGAATATCATAAGCTACAAATTTAATCGGAGTACAACTAGCAAAGCATCCTATGTCACCTTTTACAATTTGAGATAAGTATATTTCTATATCTTTGGGATAATTATATATAAGATTAGTTAGTATACAAGCTAATAAAAACGATTTACCTGTACCAGTAGTTCCTCCAATAAGCAAATGTGGGTCTTTATTTAAATCTATTAAGTAATTCTTTCCTGTGAAGTCTTTACCAATTGGCAACATATTACTTGGACATTTAACTGGTTCATAAGGGAACTTAGCAATATCTTTATCAACTATTCTCATTTTTATATTTGATTTAAATTTATACTTATCTAAATCTATAATTCCATTTAAGTTGTCTTCTAGGATATTTAGTTTTGAATTTAAGTGTTCCGTAGATAGTCCTTTAGGTATATTAATATAAGTTATATATCCGTATGAAGTAGGTTTTATTTTATATATTGTAAATGTTTGTTCTTCTTTATTTTGTATTCCTATACCTTTCATTATTGAATTGAAGTTCTGTTTTAGTTTTCTCTCAGATATTGTATTTAAATAATTATAGGAATATACAGTTGCAATTGATAAGGCTAATTCTATAATCATAGTTTATTACGCTTAGGTTTGATTACTGATTTATTAGGTAGGGTACAAGATATTATATAGCCAATAGTTGAAATGTAAATTATAGCCCCGTCTATTGGAGTCAAATAGAACATGTTGCCGATAGTTTTAAATTGATTTAGAAAGTAGTTTATTATTTGAATGTCTAGATTTGAAAGAATATTCATTTAGATACTCCTTTTAAATTGATTAATTCATGGTTAGGTTTGTTTTATGAAGTGTTGTTTTTAATGTTGGGTTAGTTTTATATTATATAGATATGATAGGAGAGTGGGAATTATGATTAGTTTTTTTAATATTTTTAATGTTTATTTTATTGGAGTTATTATTTGTTGCTATTTTATATAACGGTAGGGTAGTTATATAGAGTTTTATGTTGAGATTGTAAAATATACCCCGTTACTAAAAACTTATAAGAAGTTATAAATTTTATAATTTCCATGTTTTATTCCTTATTCATAGTGTTCTTTTTCATATTATTGCTAATACTAATCAAGTGGTCAAAACACTCCAAAGGCTTAAATTCCCCAATAACGATTGGGTACATATCAATAATTGCTTTTAAGATGCTAATATCATTGATTGACCATATTTCATTATATTTATACTTGCGTTATAATCTCTGTCAATTATACAACCACATTCAAGACAAACATATTCTCTATCAGATAATTTTAAATCTTTTTTAATACTTCCACATTCTGAACATGTTTTACTTGATGGATACCATCTATCTACATCTATTACCTTTATATTATTCCACAAACTTTTATATACAATTTGTCTTCTGAATTCATATAAACATTGTTCTTGAACAGCTTTAGATAAATGTTTGTTCTTCATCATTCCACTAATATTTAAATCTTCAATTGCAATAAACATTGGTTCTCTGTTTATTATTTCAGTTGTAGTTTGATGAATATAATTACTTCTTATATTTGTTAATTTATGATTTAGTTTTAAGATTCTTTTTTCTAATTTGATAATATTATTAGTCTTTTTATAAATCTTTCCAATTCTGTTATCTTCATATTTTCTACTTACTTTACGTTGTAATCTTTTCTTAGTTTTCTTTAATTTCTTAACTCTTTTGGTTTTATTAATGTTTTTATAAGTATTCCCATCAGAACAAATAGCTAAATCTTTAATACCAACATCAATACCTATTCCTTTATTAGTAGGTAATTCATAATTATCTCTAATTTCTATTCCAATACTAATAAACCAATTAATACCATCAAAACTTACTCTAGGATTTATATACTTTATATCTTGTCCAAAAGGAATTCTATTCTTTTCAGCTAATTTAACCCAATTTAATTTTCTTTTATTTTGTTTCTTACTATCTGTTAGTCCTTCAAATTTAACATGTGTGCCATTAAACTTAATCTTAATATTATCTTGATAGAACTTTGGTTTATCATGTTTTCTACTTTTAAATTTAGGATATTTAGCTTGACCTTTAAAAAATCTCTTAAAAGATAAACAACAATCTTTAATTGCTTGTTTTGTTACATTATTACTAATATTATTTAACCAATTATATTCTTCTATTTTCTTTAATTGTGTAAATTCTTTTCTTAAATCATTATCAGATATAAATTTACCATAGTTTTTATAATTTTCTTGTTCTCTAGCCAATGCCCAATTGTAAGCAAATCTTTTAGCACCTGCAAATTGAAACATTTTAGTATTTTGTTTATTATTGGGTATTAACATTACTTTTATTCCCTTTATCATCTTCAATCACCTCCATTTCAATTAATTCACTTATCATTTTTCTAGTTATATTTGCTATTTTCCCTTGTAGCCTATAACTGAATACAGTAATTATTTGTATTAAATCTTCAACTAATTCTTCTTGTTGTGTTTTTTCTGTACTGTCTAGTATTTCTATTTCACATCCATTAAGATTAGCCATATATTCAACTAACTCAAATCCAAATCTTAATAACCTATCTTTATATAATATAACAATCTTTTCTACCTCTTTGTTATTTATTTTCTTTAGTAAATCTCTAATACCTTTTTTCTTATAGTTCATTCCACTTCCTATATCTTGAATTATCTCATAAGGTTTATTTAAAGAATCCAAATATTTTTTCATGTTTTCAATTTGTCTTTGTAAATCATCTTTTTGTTTATTAGAGAAAACTCTACAATATCCTATAATTATTTTTTCTTTAACATTATCATCTTTAATATTTAATACTTGCTTTAGTTGGTCGTGTGAATAATATCTATATCCATTTGCTCCAGTATTACTTGGAATTAATTTACCACTTTTATCCCAGTTCCTTAAAGTTTGAGGAGTTCTTCCTATTAACTTTGAAAATTCATGTATACTATAATATTTCATTTATTTTCACCTCTTAGTATAATTGTAACATACTGAATTATAAAGTCAATAGGTAAATTTATAACTTTTTATAACTTTTTATATTAATTTATAATTAATTATATATTAGTAGGTTTACAATATAGATATTGAACTAATATATGATATAATTTAATTGTGAAAAGTATTTTGGTTTTATGTTTATCTCTATATTACTTTTTATGTTTTTAATATTCTACTAATTAGAGATTGTTTTGAGTTTTTAACTTGAAGTGGTCTCTTTTTTATTTTGTGGATTATTTATGAATTGTGTATTTAGTGTTTGAAATTTTATATTTTAATTTTATGAATTATTAGTTAACGATAGGTGTTTGTCGTGAGTGGTTTTGAAATGGTATATATTTGTAGTGGATTAGAGCGATTTTAAGTAGGGTTTATAAGCGTTTAGGTAGTATATGAGGTATTGATTTGGAGTGGTGTTAGAGGGTAGGAGAAGTGGATTGTAGTTGATGTGTCGGTTAGAGTGCGGTGTTTAGGTAGTTTGAGTGGGATTTGATTGAGATTGAGTGGAAGTTATTTGATTTTAATAAGGGGATAGGTGTTGGTGTTAGTGGGGTTGACGAGTGAGTTGACGATAGGATTTGGGTTTATTTTGTTATTTATAGGTCGTTGTAATCTGAAATTGGTTGATGGATAGAACACATAGGTTCATATCTTGAACACAACATCTCCTAATAAATGTAAATACACCGCCCCACTAGGTATACTATGTTATAAACCACAATCCAACATCAACCAATCAAAGCAGTACTAACAACCCATATTTAACCCAATACCACAATTAACTAACTACAAACTCTACAAGCAAGTGATACCAACGCTTACAAGCGAACACAATTAAATATACATTTAACACAATTGAAGTAGTTATCTATTGATAATTATTATTTATATAATAGGAATGATTTTGCATATAATATAACAGTATAATAACGCTATAACGTAGTATTAACAACCATTTATGATAGTTTAAAATGTTGATTTTTATCTAGTGTTAGTGACTACTTAATACCTATATTGATTACTATATAAGCGTTCTTTTTAAGATGTAGTTGTGACAAATGTTGCGGTTTAAAATCTCGAAAATAAGTTGTGTCTGTTGAACGAACTCTTATACTTCACTACACTAAAGCGTTAAACTGATAACGTATTAAAACAACACAGCAATAAACTTATAAAGTATCACAGTATCACATTGATAAATAAATACAGTAGTAAATAACTAACACATTAAACTAACACAGAACTAACGTTATATAGTAATAGCTCATTACACTTATACAACAGTATTATAATATCTAACTAACTTATCAACTCAACAATTTCAAACACTAATTATCAAACTCTATAAATAAATATAAACACTATTGTAATTACAATAAACTATATATCATAGTAACAATAACTACTTAATACAATACTAATACATCATAACATCAACAAATTAACCACATTAAATAATATCATATACTACATATATATTGTACTAACAAACTAATACAATTCAATTTATATAATCCATGATATCACAAATAGGGAACACTTACAATAATCAACTCATCACAAATACACGAACAACAAACATCTAATCATATCAATTCTAACACAAAAACAAATTCAAGAAATACATATCAATGCACAATTACTCACTATTCTTTTAAAGTTAATTGATAACAGACGACACAATCGATGTGCCTAAACCATTTAAATACCACATTATCAACGATTATCAATTAACAAATTATATTAACTGATACTTTAAATGATAATAGCCATACGCTAATTGAGAATACCATCTAAAAACCTTATTATTTTAATATATTATCTAATCTAATGGAATCATATCAAATACAGTAACAATTCAATATCTAATAACACGAATAATAAAACAAATACAAATCTAATATACGTATTTAATACAACTACAAATGTACACGCTACAAACACACAAATTTATAAATATATCTGCAATAATCTACTAAAATAGAACAACTAAAATCAATTTGTCAAACATATATTGAATACAACTAATCAACTAAAATCAATTACAATCAACTCTACATAACCCATATAAGACACACTAAGCATAGGTCAGTTAATATCCACACTTTCCAAACGTCTTAAATGACCTATTAACGTTACTGTAGACGATTTTCATTTAATGAACAGACTAATATTTAACTATATTTGTACACAACATAAATACATATGTATCTGATATAAAGACATATTGACTATAATTAGCTATATAAATAATACCAATTATAATTAACAAAAAAGAGCTACTATAAACTCAATTATAATAACTCTTATATCTTTTAACAATTCACTTCTAGTCATTTTAATTCTTAATAAATAACTTTTGATTTCTTCCTCATCTTCTTTGCTGATATCCTTCTTGATTGTTTTTTTAAGTAGTTCATAAGCTTCTAAAGTTTCACTGGATAAACTATACTTATTCCAATTCCTTTCTTTTCTTGATGGAGTAAATCTCCCATATTTTACTCTTGCACTA